TCTGTCAAACGCTGAACCCGTTCGGCTTTCCGGCCAAGGATCGTTCCGGGCGGCTCGACATGATCGAGGTGCCACATCTGGGCCAGCTGATGGCCAAGATCCACGGCCCGGTGCGCCCCGCGGCAACTCGACTGACCTATGCGGCCGCAGTGCAGGACCCGCCTGCAGAGGCTGCCGCAACCCCCACCCACGTCAACTGAAAGGAAAATTCCGATGACCGGACTCTGGAACGATTTCAACTCTGCACAAAGCAACGGCACCGTCATCCCGAAGGGCACGCTGGCCAAGGTACGCCTGACCATCCGCCCCGGCGGCTTTGACGATGCGTCGCAGGGCTGGACTGGGGGCTACGCCAAACGCGGCGCTACCGGTGCTGTCTATCTCGATGCCGAATATACCGTCGTCGAGGGGCCCTATGCCAAGCGCAAGATCTGGTCGCTGATCGGGCTTTACAGCCCCAAGGGCCCGGACTGGGGCAATGCCGGGCGCGGCCTTATCAAGGGCATCCTGAACTCGGCGCGTGGCATCGGCGACAAGGACAACTCGGCGCAGGCACAGGCCAAACGCCGGATCAGCGGCTTTGCCGAGTTGGACGGGATCGAATTCATCGCCCGGATGGATATCGGTTCTGACACGAACGGCGAAGACAAGAACGAGGTCCGCTCGGCGGTCACACCCAGCCACCGCGATTATGCGCAGCTGATGGGGCAGAGTGGGTCTGCGCCGATGCACAGCTACAGCCAGCCCCCTGCGAACAACGCGCCGCAGCAGGGCTATGCCGCTCCGGCTCAGGGCTACGCAGCACCCAGCCCCCAACAGCAGACGCCACAAACCCCCGCGAGCCCCGGTTTTTCCGGGCGACCCAGCTGGGCCGAGTGAAGGGGAGCGATCATGCGACTGCGTCCCCGTCAAAAAACCTTCGTCGAGCGCAGCCTTGCTGCGCTTGACGCCCATGGCAACACGCTGGGCATCGCGCCGACCGGTGCGGGCAAGACGATCATGCTATCGGCGGTCACGGGTGAGGTGATCGGCGACAGCGCCGCTAAGGCCTGCGTGCTGGCCCACCGCGATGAGCTGACCGATCAGAACCGGGGCAAGTTTGCCCGGGTCAATCCGGGCCTGACCACGTCGGTGGTCGATGCCAGTGCCAAATCATGGGCGGGTCAGGTGACCTTCGCCATGGTGCCGACGCTGGCCCGGATCGGTAATCTCGCTGCCATGCCGAAGCTCGATCTTTTGGTGATCGACGAGGCGCATCATGCGGTGGCGGCAAGTTACCGCCGCATCATCGACCATGTCCGCAATGCCAATCCTGACGCCCGCATCTTCGGCGTTACCGCCACCCCAAACCGGGGCGACAGACAAGGCCTGCGCGAGGTGTTCGACAATGTCGCCGACCAGGTGCGTCTGGGTGAGTTGATCGCCTCGGGCCATCTGGTCCCGCCGCGTACCTTTGTCATCGATGTCGGCGTGCAGGACAAGCTGCGCGCCGTACGCAAGTCGCTGGCGGATTTCGACATGGCAGAGGTCGCGTCGATCATGGACCGCGCACCGGTCACCGACGAGGTCATCCGGCATTGGAAGGAGAAGGCGGGTGACCGTCAAACCGTGGTGTTCTGTTCCACCGTCGCCCACGCCGCGCATGTCACGGAGGCTTTCAACACTGCAAATGTGCCGGCGGGGCTGATCCACGGCGATCTGCCAAGTGAAGCGCGCCGCCAGATTCTCGCCGACCACGCCGCCGGAGATATCCGCGTCATCGTCAACGTGGCGGTGCTGACCGAAGGTTGGGACCACCCGCCGACCTCATGCGTCGTGCTGCTGCGGCCCTCATCCTACAAATCGACCATGATCCAGATGGTGGGCCGCGGCTTGCGTACCATTGATCCGGAGGAACACCCCGGCGTCATCAAGACCGACTGCGTCGTGCTGGATTTTGGCACCTCAAGCCTGATCCACGGCACGCTTGAGCAGGATGTCGATCTCGACGGCAAAACCGAGACTGGTGAGGCTCCGACCAAGGTGTGCCCGGCCTGTGGCGGCGACATTCCACTGGCCTGCTTTGAATGCCCGCTGTGTGGCGAGGTTCTTGGCGACGATGAAGACGGCGACGCCGATGCGACGGGGCGCGCCGAGTTGACCGGTTTCATCATGACGGAGATCGACCTTCTGAAGCGCTCCAGCTTTGACTGGATTGATCTCTTCGGAGCGGATGACGCGCTGATGGCCAACGGGTTCAACGTTTGGGGCGGCATATTCTTCCTCGAAGGGCGCTGGCATGCGGTCGGCGGCGCAAAGGGTCAAAGCCCCCGGTTGCTGGGCATCGGCGAACGGACCGTCTGCCTCGCTCAAGCCGATGATTGGCTGAACGAGGTCGAGAGTGATGAGAGCGCCTTCAAGACGCGCGGCTGGCTGAAACAGGCCGCCACGGACAAGCAGCTGCAATATCTGCCGTCCACATATCGGCAGGATTACGGGCTGACCCGCTATCACGCCTCGGCGCTGATGACCTTCACTTTCAACAAGCGGGCGATCCGCCATCTCGTCATGACCGCCGCCCCTGACCAACGGAGGGCGGCGTGAGCCATGTCGTGCAAATCCCGTCCCCGCCCCCGGCGGCTGAGGATCGGCCGAGCCCTGATCGCCTCTGGCATCCGCGTCCTCTGTTTTGCACCGTCTGCACATCCCGAACCCGAGGTTTCGGTTGGTTCGATCCCCACCAGCCGCGCCTGCACCGAACCCACCGCTGGTTTTGCTCCATGGGCTGCCAGGCGGCCTTCACCCTCAAAGCCCGTAAAGGATTGAAGATGGCCGATTTTACCGAAGAGGAAACGCAGGCGCTGCCCGCCGTCATGCGCGCGCTTGCCCCGGAGATGGAACGCATCGGCTGGGACCGCTCGCTCGGGCAGCTGACCCGGAACGACATGCACCGGTTGATCGTGACGATCATCGCGGCATTCCGCACTGAGATGGCCGAGATCGCCAGCCAATCGGAGATCCCCTTCTGATGCTGGACTATAATCACAGGCCCAGCTTTGCCGACAAGGTGAACGCCGCCGTCGACGCAGCGCTGACCACCGACAATGCCGCACGCACCCCGCGCGATTATCTCGGCGGCTCGCGCCTCGGTCATGCCTGCGAACGCGCGCTGCAGTTCGAGTTCACGCATGCGCCGAAAGACGAGGGCGAGGACTTCAGCGGCCAATTGCTGCGCATCTTCGCCATCGGCCATGCGCTTGAGGATCTGGCGGGGGCTTGGCTGCGCAGCGCGGGATTCGATCTTTACACGCGGAAGGGCAATCGGCCCGATGGGGGCCAGTTCGGCTTCTCCATCGCCGGTGGGCGCATCCGTGGCCATGTCGACGGCATCATCGCCGCAGGCCCCGAAGGCTTTGGCATTGGCGTTCCAGCGCTGTGGGAATGCAAGACGATGAACGCCAAGAACTGGCGTGCTTGCGTCAAGGACGGCGTGACCAAGTCCAAGCCGGTCTATGCAGCCCAGATCGCGGTCTACCAGGCCTACATGGACGCGACGGTCCCCGGCATCGCGGCCGCGCCAGCGCTGTTCACCGCGATCAACAAGGACACCGCCGAGATGCACCACGAGTTGGTGCCGTTCGACGCGGATCTGGCGCAGCGCATGTCGGATCGCGGCGTGCGCATTCTGCAGGCCACCGACGCGGGCGAGCTGCTGCCGCGCGTGGCCCAAAATCGCGACTTCTTTGAATGCCGTTTCTGCCCATGGGCGGAGCGCTGCTGGGGGATGCCGACATGACCGACACACCCAAAGACCCACCCAGTTTACCAAACCAATTCGAGGGATCCAAAATGAGTATTGATCACGACGATCACCACGCGCCGTCCGACACGCCGCCGCCCATCGACCAGCACAAGGAAAATCTGATCCATTTCAACCCGTGGCGGGATTTCAACGATGCGGTCTCGCAGGTGGATGTGTTCGGCGACGAGCCGGACCCCGCGCAAATCGCCCAGTTCATGGGGGTGGTCTTCGGCTATTGCGACGGGCTGATCCCGGTCCGCAGTTTCATCGACAAGGGCCAAGGCATCGATGGCCGCCCGCACAACATCTGGATCGAGGCGGATCAGGCCACCCCCGACAAGATGGCCGCCTTTGCGACATGGGCGTCGCGTGAGGGGGCAGCGGTCTACGTCATCCCGGGCACGGTTGCAGCCCCCGGCCAAGCCAAAGCCGCAGAAGTCCTGCAGATGCAAACCGTGGTCGTGGACATCGACACCGGCGATATCGCCGCCAAGCGGGCGCATCTGGAGCGCCACCTCGGTCAGCCGACCATGGTGGTCGAAAGCGGAGGGGTCACGCCCGAGGGGCAGCACAAGGCCCATGTCTGGTGGAAACTCAGCGAGCCTGCCGAGGGTGATGGCATTCGCCGGGTGTGCCGCTTGCGCGGTGACATCGCCGCCAAGGTCGGCGGTGACATGCACTTCCGCTCGGCGCACCAGCCGATCCGGGTGGCAGGCTCGGTCTATTACAAGAACAACCTCAAGACCCAAGTTCGGATCGTTGAAATGAACCCTGCGCTGGAACGCGATCTGGGTGAATTCATCGAGGCCGTCGCCGACATGCC